ATTCGTATAAAAGTTTTCTAATATGAAAACAACTATAATCTACAAATCTTTAAATTGTGTTTATGTAAACATTTTCTCCGAAACATTATATATTTTTATATTTTAATAATGATTTTTTCGATTGTAACAATTCAGTTCTACTTGCAATAATTGTCTTATTTGAAAAACCGGAATCATAAAGTATAATCTTCTGTACAATCTCACAATAATCTGCCTGTGTCAATTTGTACTTTTTCATTCTCCAATATGTCAACCAGCTTATACTATGTTGTGAAATAAAATCATCATCATCTGGCTTCTGTCTATTATAATGTGTTTTCATTACTTCATAAATATCTGAATTTTTTCTTGGTTCTTTTATATCAATCACTTGGTCAAATCTACCCGGTCTTACTAATGAATAGTTCAATCCACGAGTATTATTAATTGTCGCTATATAAACAACATTTGAATTGTCTTTGGTATTGTCAATGTAATTTAAAAGCACAGTATCATAAAATATTAAAAAATATTAAATGTTTATGAGAAATTAATTCTCAATGGACTAACTGCAAAGCCCTCTATCCCATTTCTTAATACATTAATATTAAAATTTGGAACTACTTTTCTTATAATATTAAATGCTCCATTCAAATCCGCATTTATTAATTTTCCTATTCTGCTTTTAAATAAACCTCTTTTAATTCTTTTCCCTAAATATACTTTATGTTTTTTAATATCTTCATTGTCAACAAAAGAACATTTAGAAGTATAACTCTCTTCAGTTAAAATAACTTCAATACTAACTAATTCAGATTTATACTTAATCATATTAATAAATCTATCAAAAGGAATATTAACAAAGTTTTGATTATTTCTTTTTCCAATCTTAATATGTTGTTTCCAATTTTTATTATTTCCAATAATTATTTTACCNATATCATTAGCTAAACAATAATTTATAATATATCTACTTGATTTATGAAGATAATCATTTATTTTATTATTTCTTTTATTGGTTAATTTATTAATTCGATTTGATAAAAANTGATTCTTTTTTAATTTAGATTGTAATTTAGATTTAACTTTATTATAATATTGATTAATCGATTTTAATGATTTACCATTTAATATAAAACTATCACCAAATGTTGTTCCTATTGTTCCTAAGTTATTTAATCCTAAATCTATTCCTAATATATTATCTTGATTCAAATCATAATTTTTAATCTCCTGTTTATATATAACTTCTATTACATAATGTCCTATTCTTGGTACTATTCTAACTGCAACCAAATCTTCATATTTAATTTTAGTTTTAATTTTTATATCTGTTTTTGATAAACTAATTATATTATTTTTATCTAATTCTTTTTTAGATATAGCTCCTTTTTCATAATGAACTATATTTCTCCCTTTTATTTTATGTTTATATTTAGGAAGTTTAGGTCTTCCTAAATATTTTTTAGGATTTATTATATAATCCTTTATTGATTTAAAAAATGATTTCCAATTCTTATCTAACAATCTTAATGTTCCATTTGATACTTTACATGGTAATTGATAATAATCGCAATCTTTACTATTAATCATAATATTATTTATATCATAATAATTTAAATAATTTGAATCTTCTTTAATAAAATGTTGCCGAATAATATAATTAGCTTTATTATAAAGATTTTTAGATAAAAATGATAATTCATCGCATTCTTTAAATTGTTTATGATTTTTCTTTATTATATGTTTTTCTACTAATTGCATTTTAATTCTTTTATAATTTTTTCAGTTTTTTGTTTATATCTTCTTTGTCCATACATTCGTGCTGAAAAAGAATATATAACAGATATTAAATCTTCCATTAAATTTTCATTATCATTTTTAGCAATATTTACAACTTCTATCTTTTTATTATCTTTATTTAATAATGTTTCAATATAATTAAAACCAAATCGTGTTAATCTATCTTTATGTTCTACAATAACAATATCAAATTCTTTATCTTCTAATATAGATTTTAATTTTGGTCTATTATCATTCATACCTGATGATATTTCTTTTATTGATTTAATTATTGTATAACCTTTTGATATTGCATACTGTTCTAATCTTTCTTGTTGTCTATTAAGATTTTCTTTCATTTCATTTGATGATACTCGACTATAAATTATTACTTTAATTTTATTATTATCTTTAACATCCACTTCATTATAACCAACTAATATTGTTCCCGTTTCTAATTGTTTAACATTATCTATTAAACCTTTTTTAAAATAATTAAATGCAGTATGATAACAAATCCCATTATCTTTTGCATATTGTGATAATTTTTTATATTTCATATAAATCCCCTTTAAAAGTATTTATATATTTTCTTTTTATAAAATCAATTATTTTTTAATATTTTTAATTATTTTTAATTAACTGTTGATAACACTTTCATACATAAAATAATCTGCTAATTTCTTTTCAGTTTTATTCATTATTATTTCCCTTTCTTTTCAGTTTTAAAATTTTTAGATTTTCTGTTCATTTGTTTCATAATGCTCATATAGTAAAGACGTTATTCACTTCCAGCATCTCCACCGTCACCCCCAGCATCTCCACCACTGAAATCACCATCGGATTGACCATAATAAGCATATCCACCAATAAATCCACGTTTCAAAGATTTTTTCTTTCTTTTCTTTTTACGTTTCTTTCTTTTTTCTTCTAATTTCTCAGATTCACCCATTTCAGCAAATGCATCATCTTCCATTTTAGCAAGACGAGTGTAATAGTCTGGGATTTTTGCAAGGTTATCAATTGCAAGTTTTTTAGCTACCTCTTCATTTGTTGTATGCTTATCAACTTCAACTTCAATACCCATTTCTAATTCATTTGGGTCAACATCGTCTTCAGTAATTTCCTTTTCAACTGAAAGTCCAACAGTCATAAATTCTTTTTGAAAATCGATATTTTTAATTTCAGAATCTTCATTTAATATTCTATTTAAATATTTTTTTACACCCATTTCATAATCCTCATATTTTTTATATTCAGTTTACTTCTTATATGTATTTATATATTTAAATTTATTAAAAAAATGAACATGATATTATTGTCCATTAGTCATCTATTTCGCTTGACAATCACAATAATCAACTGAATGTTTTGCTCCGGGAACAAATTCTCTGCATACTTTAGGTTTTAAATCTTGTATTCCACAAAAATATTTACCATCAAAATACAATAGAAATGGACATGTTCCCATCTCATTTCCAAACTTACCTGTAATCCCAAACATATTCCATTCTTTCATCATATCAATTGTAAACAAATGATATGCTTTTTTTTCTTTCCAATTAAGTATATCAGACTTATCAATTGGGATTCTATCTGTCCGTTTATTAGTACAACAATTCCCACATTGTTTACATTTTTTCATATTGTCAACCTTTATAACCCGATATGACCCCCATCGCACCATTTTGTATAATTAGCACTAATTGCAACCAATGAAGCGTCAGAACCATTAGTATCAGCAGTACCCGTTCTTTGAATTGTTAACCAAATAGTGTCACCAACACCACCTTCTCTTCTTGATACCATTTCACTAATATCTAATGATGTTCTATACCACTTAACAGTATCAGCAGTGGCAGGGGCAAGTTCAGTAACTGTATACGTTTGCATATTAGCAGGGTCACTTCCCGGTGCAGCTCTATAAACTTTGTCTCCATCTCCATTAAAACCCCACCTAATAACCCAATCTAAATCACCACCACCAGTAGCAACAATACACGACCAATCAAAAATAACCGATGTTGATGTATCACAATCAAATGGTAATGTAGTTTTAAAACCGATACGGTCATTTTGACCAGTTCTCAATCTATTCTTTTTACCACCAACATCAAGTGTATCTCCAAGATATAAATCTTGGTCTCCGGGTGCGGTTGCTGCTTTTTCTAATACTCCAATATCCCACGGAAATCGTGATATTGGTCTTGCTCTACCAAAATATTCAACCCAACCATCTGAATTAATCTCATAACGACTTGAATGTAACTTAAATTGTTCAAACACTGGAGCAATATTTGTTATAGATGTAATTCTGAATCTTACCCAATACAAATCTGTTCCATATCCAACAGGGTCTGTTTTACCCAAATCCACATTTCTAACTAAATTATCATATCTTATTTGCTGCGATTTTGTATGTTCAAATAATTTATTTGCATGTGGATAATATGAATCAGTACTATCAGTACTCAGTGTTTTGATTTCTTTCCACGTACCTGCACTTGTATAATATTCAGCTATGATATTACCAGTACCATCATGTGCTGATAATATATCAGCTTTAATACCATAATGAAAAATATGATACCCATCACGTATAACAGTTGACGCACAATATATTGCACTATCAACACTATTGTTACTAAATCCCCACATTGAACCACTATAACTCTTTGCAGAAACACTCACATCATTAATTGCTGATGTTGTTCCATCATATGTATAAACTATCATGTTACCTGTATATGAATCACCTTCACCAAACACAGATTCTGCCGGTTTTCTTGATGTTCCCACATGTAATTCACCCAACACATTTAAACCGTCATCACCCATAAACAAATCAATAAAAGAACCGTATATTTTAGAACCTTCATCAACATATGTTTTATTAGCTTCTAAATATCCACTACCAAAAAGTGTTGTTGCAGAGTTCATGACATTCAAATCCAAACCAACACTATCTTGTAACGTTACTGCATTCGTTCCAATTAAAGAACCCTCACCCGCCGATGAGACATATAATGCATCTTTTTGACAATTAAAAATAACACCATTATCAATTCTTAAATTTACTCCATCTTCTAATTTGAACCCGTATACTGAACCAAGAATATTAATATCATTAACAACACATCTCGCTGATGTACTCATATTGATACAAGCACTAACATTTGGGGAAAATGAAATAATATCTTTTATTGTTACAATAGAATTAGGTTCAGTTATTTTAACAACATCTTTTATTTTTGTGGTTGGTGTTATGTCAACATTTCTCACAATAACATTACCACCACTAACTGTAACACCATAATCCATTGTATACGAACCAAATGTTAATAATGCCAAACCATCAATGTTAACCGATGCATCAGGATTAGTTACGCTTATACCATTTGAATTTATAAATGATATATCATTTATCAACAACGAGCCAGAAGTATTCATATTAATACAATTATACCCGTCAGCACCTTCTAATGACATTCCGTCAATTGATGCTATTTGCTCTCCTATAAACAAATCATCTGAATTACCAGCAATAATTCTTGTTGTTTGCTGTCCTGCTATAGCTTTAATATCAACAAATGATTTCATTTGTATAGGATTGTTAGTTTCAACATGTCTACCCGGATTAACAAGAATCACATATCTATGTAAATCACTATTATTAGTAATTTGACTTAATGCAAATCCAATAGTTTTATATGGCTTAAATTGTGTACCATCCACAGCACTCGAATCAGTACCAGAAACAGAAACATACTTAATTTCTAAATCAGGTGTTGTTAATGGTTGTTTATCAATTTTAACAAGCAATTTACCATTAACACCATTATCAATCACATGTCCAATTTCTATTGTTGAACATGGTGTATTTGGTGCAACATTTGTATATGCTCCCGGTATTGTAGGTGATAAATATAATGTATCTCCATTTGTAAATGCTGACAAATTTACATCACTAACAGTACCATATAGTGTTGTTAATCCAACAGCATCCGCTGGAATATTATGAGTTGCAATAGCAATTGGTTGATTATTTGCACTGTATGACGCAACAGCCAACCCAATAATTGGAATGCCTCCTACGCCACTTGTTATTTGAACCGCTTGACCATTTAAGATTGTTGAACCAGTGCCATTTAATACTCTAATATGTCCTTCTTGTCCTATTTGTAAAGTAACATCTGACTGGTCATTATATAATGCCAGAGTTTTATTGTCATAATCATAGAATACAAGACCTTCTCTCCATGCAGGATTTCCACCAGATGTTACACCCGGATTAAACAATGTTGTGTGAACTTCAATATTATCTGGAATAGTTGCTGATGCAGTAGGAATTGCTTCAATAGATGCATCAATCAATTGTTGTGTTTCTTTATGCCCAAGACCACTACCAACATTTAACCCTTGACGTGGTTGCATTTTTGACATAAAATTTGGGTCGGATTTCAGTGCAACTGCTAATTCATTAATGTCAATACCTATATCCTTCTTACCTAAATTATTAGGAATGAATTTTTCTGCATTCTTAATCATAGGAGTTACTTCAAAATCCTTTGGGGGATTCTCAATTTTTTCATTTGGTTTAGGATATTTCACTGGAGGTATTTCTGTTTTTTCTTTAATGATTTTCTTTTTATCTTCCGTTACTATTTTTTTATTTTCATCAACATTCACTTCATTAAACATAGATTTAAGGTCATTTTCAAAACACCGTTGTTCTATAAAATTATTATATTTTTTTTGATTCATTTTTATTTACCCCATAAAAATTAATGAATACACCATCATTTAAAAAAAGTATTTATATTATTTCCAAATATTTTATCCCCAATTACCAAACGGGTCATTATTGGATTTCTCCTCTGGTGGTGGTCTATAAATGATATCTTCTTTTGCAACGTCAATATCTTTACTGATATCAAATATATCCTCATCCTTATTTGTAAATGCTGATATTGATGTTCCTGACATACTATCTGGCAAATCAATCATTTCATCTTTAAATGGTCTCACAACAAATTCCCATACGTGTTCTTTACTTTGTAAAAACATTGAAACCTCTTCGGCAATCTCTGTAATTTCATAAATATAATTATTATATTTTGCCATTATAATATCACCCATTTTAGGAATGACTTTAACGCCACCATCTGGAGAATTAGATGCAGCATCAAAATGTCTTTTAGAAACAAACATAGAAAATGTGTCCATATTTTCAATTCCAAATTTGGTCCACATCTTTTCTTCTCTTGGCATTTGATAATAAACCATTACATCGAATTTCTTTACAAATCTACGATTATTATCTTCACCAAATATTTTATCATATGACGTATCATATGTTGTTTGATAAAACTCCATACAAACACCATACTTGTTAATCGATTCAGTTGCCCAAAGACTAAATAGGTTCTTTTCCCTATCATATGAAGATTTTCTAAAATCAAAATAAGGATTTCTGCCTTTTGGAAAATCATTAAAGTTAGCCATTCGATAATTCCTTTTTTAAAATATTTTCTATATTATTGAATTCAGTTATCATTGTATTTACAGTCCACCTACTCCCAATTAGCCCAAGGGTCATTGTTTGGTTTTTCCTCTGGATTTGGTTCATACAAATATTTATCTTTAACTTCATCAATAGGATTTCTTATATCAAAGATATCTTCAGGTTTATCAGCATACGCAGATAATGGACTTGCACTAACATCACCAACCATAGATACCATATTATCTTTAAAGGGACTAACAATCAGTTCCCAAGTATATCGTTTATCAAGTAAATACATTCCCATTTCTTCTTTCACTTCAACAATTTCATATACGTTGGAATTATATTCTGTTTGAATTAAATCGCCCTGACGAGGAATCCACGTACCTGTTGTTATATAATCAAAATGCTCTTTTGACATGTACATTGTAAAATTTTCTAAACCTTCAATGCCAAATTTAGAAAATTGTTTATTTTCTCTTGGTAATTGAAAATATGTTTGAACATTTGTCCAATATTCATCATACACCATATCATTCTTTTCACCCCAAATTTTATCACTTGCACTTATATCATATCTCAACTTGTAATAATAACATGGAACACCATAAGTATTGTATACTTCAGTTTGCATTTTTTGTAATAGTTCTCGTTCGTTATCATACTTAGATGTACATTTTGTAAACCAATTATTAGGAAGAGCGGGAAAATCTTGATAATCCAGACTATCTGTAAATTCAATAGTTATATGTGATGTTTCAAATATTATTTCTGCCGGAATACTATCAACAATTTCACCAATAATTGTAACATTATTACCTGATTCATATTCAATATCTTGAGGTGTGGCACTAATTACTATTTGTGTATATGCCTCTTCAAACCATCCACCAGTAAATACGTCTAATGCACCACGAAATTTTTCTGAGATTTTATCAAACCAACCACCATAGAAAACTCCACGTGAATCACCTTTTCTTGTTAATCCCATTAGACCGCCCTATTTATGATATTCTTGCTCTTAAATCATTACTTCCACTCATTATAAATGCTGATGTACTATTATCTTGTTTATAATATGTAAATAAATCTGAAGCACTAAGATATTGTATTTCTCCAGTGGTGTATGCTAACATTCTCAACAGTACACCAGTTACATCTACACTTCCATCAATACCCGCTGATAATACTTCACCTGCAACTTCATTAATTTGTGAAATTAGTTCATCTTTAATTGTTTCTGCATGTGCTGATGTTTGAACACCATAATTTTCTACTGCAACATAACAATCCGCTGAAACATTTATTTCAGAAAGATTAGTTGCTGATGCAAATACGCTTTGTCCTGTTATGTCAACTTCATCAAGATTAGTTGCACTAACAGATTGACCAGATATATCAACGTCATTAAGATTATTTGCACTAACACTTTGTCCTGTTATGTCAACTTCATTAAGATTGATTGCACTAACACTTTGTCCTGTTATGTCAACTTCATTAAGATTGATTGCACTAACAGATTGTCCTGTTATGTCAACTTCATCAAGATTAGTTGCTGATGCAAATACTGTTTGACCAGATATGTCAACTTCATTAAGATTATTTGCACTAACACTTTGTCCTGTTATGTCAACTTCATCAAGATTAGTTGCTGATGCAAATACGCTTTGTCCTGTTATGTCAACTTCATTAAGATTAGTTGCTGATGCAAATACGGTTTGACCAGATATATCAACTTCATTAAGATTAGTTGCACTAACTGTAATACCATTATTATCCGTTGGAATTGCAAGAACATTTGTATTAATTGATTGTTGTGTTGCCGATGTTCCCATTTCAACATATATATTATTTAATTTGTTATCAATTGATGCTTCACCACCGTCTACTAATCCCATCGATTCTCTAATAATTGTTTTATTAGTTGTATTATCTGCAAGTGTTGATACTCCCGGTGTTTGTTCAAGAATAATTGTAGTTCTTGAATGGAATTGTGATGCACTCAATTCTACATACCCAAAAGTTGCAATCCATTNATTATTTATTTCAGATGAAGACAATTTATAAAATAAATGATAATACCCAGTATCAATTTTCACCATTTCATAATATTGTGGGGCAAATGTTAAATTCGTACCTGATGTTGCAGGTGTAGATACGGTTACATCATCATATAATTCTGTTTTATATGTATTTCCAGATACCGCTTTAATTTGAACATACATTTTATCATTATCAGGGTCTTCCATTGTTCCTGAACTATTATATAAATGAGCTATAAGTTCATATGGATAATAACCAGTTTCTGGAACTATCACTTGTGTTGGTACAGTTGCTTTAAATCTGGTATTAACAAGAATAGATTGAATATCACTTTGTCCTGCAATTATATCGCCAGCAGCCGGAAGAACACCAACAATCGTATTAACATTATTATCTACAACCTGTATCTTTGCTGATGTTGAGTAATTCCAAATCTCAAGTTCATCAAGATTATTTGCTGAAATTGAATTACCTGTTAAATCAATATTACTAAGATTATAAGCCGATACCGAACCAATAGTTTGGTCAGTCACTTCATCTAAATTAGTTGCACTAACAGATTGTCCTGTTATGTCAACTTCATCAAGATTGGTTGCTGATGCAAATACTGTTTGTCCAGATATATCAACTTCATTAAGATTGGTTGCTGATGCAAATACGCTTTGTCCTGTTATGTCAACTTCAGAAAGATTAGTTGCTGATGCAAATACGCTTTGTCCTGTTATGTCAACTTCATTAAGATTGATTGCACTAACAGATTGTCCTGTTATATCAACTTCATTAAGGTTATTAGNATGCNAANACTGTTTGNCCNGNTATNTCAACTTCATCTAAGATTAGTTGCTGATGCAAATACNGTTTGTCCTGTTATATCAACTTCATTAAGATTAATAGCACTAACACTTTGTCCTGTTATATCAACTTCATCAAGATTATTAGCGGAAACACTTTGTCCAGATATATCAACCTCATCTAAGTTTGTTGCTGATGCGAATACTGTTTGTCCCGTTATGTCAACTTCATCAAGATTATATGCTGATACCGAACCAATTGATTCTGCTGTTATGTCATATATATTATAAGCTGAAACAGCACCGCCACCTGAACTACCCGGATTAATAGCTGATGTTGTAACTGGGTCTCCACCTATTGTATCAAATCCAACAACACCATTATCAATAAATAAACCTTCACCCGTTCCTGTACCATCAAGATACATACCATATTGATTTGTACCAGCACCACCGTAAGCATATATACCAATAGCACCAGCACCATTACCACCGTAAAAAGAAACACCATTTCCAGCACCACTACCTGTTGCTCTTATACCATCTGCGTTTGTAGCTCCACCAGTAGCCTTTAATCCAAACCCTGTACCATTTCCTGATGCATTGATACCTGAACCGTTACTACCTGTTGAAGAGGCTAATATAGCGTCTCCTGAGTTGTTGGTTACTGATAATTTTTTAAGAAACAATGTTGCATTATGTCCATTAGTAGCATTACCATCAATTTGAGTTAAATCAACTTGAAGTTTGTCCGTACTAAAGAAAGAATTATACACATTTGCTGGCATAATCATAAACTCTTGCCACACAGGAAGAGCAGGTGGTTCAAAAATTGCTACTTTTAAACGACCTAATGTACTTGTGTCTGTTGTACTAACACTAATATTATAATACCCATCTTCGTCATGAGATGCTGTTCCAGCAGCACTCTTCTGTGCAAAATTTTCCACCGTTCTTTGACAAACGAACATCTGACTGTGTAATAGTCAAACCCGTTTCTGGTGAATAACCATCGGCTGAACTTACAAATGGTCCCATCTTTAATGTTATTGATGTACTTTGTTTTAATGCTTGCATTATTTATTTTCCTCTTGTTACATTCTTCTTTGTCTATATTGATATATTGCTTGTGATACAGCACCCGAACCACCTGCTGTGTATGTAATATTTAATGTTGCATCTGTTATTGTTAAATAATATCCAACAGCACCAAAAGAAACAGAAACAATTAATCCCCAATTATTTGATGAATTATCAATCCAACTTTGTACTAAATTTTCAAATTCTGTTGACGATGGAAAATTATGAGTCGCCACCGTATTAAACGCACTCTTTGATGACACTGCACTTGTCCACGATGTTTGTGCAAAATCTGAAAATATAGGTGGGCTACTCCACGACCCCGGTGCTGTTTTATTTTGGTTATAAATATAACCAGTAACTGAAGATGGGCTACCACCAACTGCACCCGTTACAACATCCAAATCTACAGATGTAACCACACCACCTGCTAAAGATGAGACATCAAACTTTAATATTGTTTCATCAGTCCATCCATTAGATGCTGCACGTGAATATTCACCAACCTGACCAGTATTAGCAGCATGACTTGTTGTTGAAAATGTATCCAATTCCAACCAAACTCGTGTTGTTGGTGATAAATTAGCAATTGTCATATTTTATATTTCCTACACTTTTTGATAAGCTCTCATAAATGCTGTTGTATCAACACGAATAAGTAAACTCTGTCCATCTGCAATAGTCTTGTTTTCTCCAAAGTCAAATACATAAATTAATGTATTTTCTCCATCGGGGTCATACATCACACCATACCTTGTTGGACCAATAGAACCCCCATTCGCAGTAAATTGTATATCATCACATTTGTATAGTGTTCTGTTATTAGTATCATCATTAACAGCACTTGTTGCACTCATATCAACTCCGCCAGATGTATATCCATTTCCTTCTGTGAGTTCATTTGCACTTACATCAGCATATGTTTGATAATCTCTTAATGTTGATTCATCAAATGTACCATTACAAAGGATACACTTAAAACCATCATTTTGAAAATCTATAATTTTGTTTGCTTGTTGCAATATAAAATATTGAGGTATAACATCACTCATATTTTCCTCCTTAGTGTATTCTAATCCACCCTTTAGTTGACAATTCAAGAATAAAAACTCCATTGTTTGACGAAACTTTCCCTCCAAAATCTATTGCCTCAACTAAAGTAAGTTTTGAATCATTTTTATATATGATTGCCCCATCGGCATCAATTTTAGAAATTGGAAATGAAATATCAGTTGCCGACACTTTTAATTGTGTCAACCCATCTACATCAACTTCATTTATTCCAACATTAATCAAATCTTGATGTCCTGTATATCCTTCAGTGTTATAATTAACATCCTGTGTTATTTCTGTGTGTTGAACGTCATCCCAAAGTAATTCATCACTTAATGCACCATTTGACATATTATCAAATGCCGCAGAAGTAACTAATGCCAATTTGAAATCTCCATCAAGCACATTATAGAATGTTAATTCCCCTTTAGCAACCGCTAACTTTACTCTATCAAATGTATAACTTGACATATTTATATTCTCCTTTTATAAAAGTTGTGATGCATGGTCTGCAATATTACTCATATTTACAGGAACACCACCATTAGAATTATTTACGACATGCTCTCCAACCGGTTCATCCATTATATTTTGTACTTGGTGTGGATTTACTGGTTGAGCTTGTGGTGGCTGTTGTTGTGGCATCATAATTTGATTTTGAGGCATGATAATACCTTGACCTACATGTTCACCACGAGGCTCACCAATTATATTAATAGCATCACGAACAGAAACATTCATGTGTTCATCAGGTTTAAAATCTTCATATCCTTCAGGCATTGTCAACATCGATTTTGGTGTAGATGCCATAACAGGACTAACTTCCCCACCGGAACCATTATTTACTGTCACCATTGGTCCTGTTGGTGGTGGTGGTGCATAATATTGTTGTTGTGGCATCGTGTACTGCTGTTGTGATATTTGAGGTTGTGTTGCGTACACATCATTACTACCCGGAACACCATCCAATAATAATGACGCATGGTCAGCCATAGTTTCTCGTTTATCAACTATTTTTTTACGTTGTTGTCATTTTTTGTTTAAATGACGATTGTGTTTTTCTTGGTTGTTGATATTGTGTGATTGTTTCAGAAACATAATCGTCAACAGCATCACTATATACATCATCACTAAAGATATTATAAACAATTTCATTAATTTTCTTTTTATTTAAACCAAGTTCATGTAATTCAGTTACTAATCTTTTTTTGTATATGTTATTCGATTTGGATTGATGAGTCTTCTCTTCAACAACTTCTTTTATTCCGTCATTGACATCTTCATCTTCACAAACAATATCACCGTCATCAATTTCATCAATGTATTTTTCTTTTTCTTCTATGGCATTAAAATCCTTTTCCATACCATCAAGATATTTTAAGAAGCTACCCATTATATTCTCCTATAATAAAAAATTATACTAAAAAATCATTTGCTCTATCAGAACATGTTCTAATTTTATGTATATCAAATCCTTCGTGAACACTTTCAACTTTTTCTTCAGGTTCACCCAAACCAGTTAAATCCTCTCCACCGTTTTCATCCGGTGGTGTTTCTTCAACATTTTCTTTAGGTTCAATAATATTCATATCAACAAGAATATTACTCATTGCGTCAATTAATTTAGGAAGAATTGATTTAGTTAATTCAGAATCAGAACTAACAAATTCACTAAAGTAATTTACAAATTCTTCCTTTGCTTCATTATCTTCTAAATCAGTGTCAACATTAAAAGAAATCATAGTCTTTAAAATTTCTTTTATTTTATCATCTGTTTCCATTGGCATAATATTTCTCCTATTTATTTCTTGTTACAGTCAATTTTAATTGAAATTTTTTAAGACCATCCATTTCATCGTCATCAATAACCGCTTTAAATTTTAATTTACTTTCAGTTGCCTTTTGTAAATCTTCAACAAATTGTTTTAATATATCCTCATTATTAGGACAATTATCTTTTGTAATTCCATCAATGTAAAGAGATTCATTATTAACATCCATTTTTGGAGTCATTGACTGAATTACATTATATTCTGGTTTTTTAAGAACGTCATTGACAGATACAAAAACTTTATATAAATCATCATTTTTTAATATATCATTTTCAAATCTTTCGATTTCATCATAAACTTCTGAACCATATCCTTCAATTTCCTTTTTTGGTTCTGCTTTTTCTTTTTCTAATCCAAAACCTGATTCATATTCTTTTAAATATTCTTTATGTTTACTCATCAGAAACCTCACTTATATTTTTGATAAATCCACCCTTTTATTTATATATTTGAAATCTTGCTCTTTATAATATGTTATTCTTGCCAAAAATTGTTCAAACATATAATTATAGCCAATTTCACTTGTTTGATTTTTACGCTTTTGTTTCTTATACCTCATGTCATCAACAATATCCCACCAAATCATTTTATTTTTAGATTTATGTAATCTTAATCCCCTACCAATAGATTGCAAAACCTTTATTTTTGATTTATAAGATGATGCAGCGATAATATGATGAAGTTTTTTAATGTTAATTCCAGTTGACATTGTACCATATGTAGCAACAATTACAACCCCATTATTATTTTCTGTAAACTTTCTTATTTCTTCTCTTTTTTCAGCATCTACTTTACCATGAATAAGAAATGGTTTACGTTTACTTTTCTCACACATGGTACTGATATATTTGAAAATAGATTTTAAATGGTCAATCCTTTCACATAAAATCAATACATTATCATTAGTATTTATATTTTTTATTATGTATTTAAAAATTTTATTTCTTTCTTCATTTTCAATGATAGCTCGATACTCTTCAGGAAATGTTCTTTTCTTATTTTTCTTTATCTCTTCTGGTGAGTATTGTATTAATAAATTAGCAATCTTTATATTAGACAAATATCCATCATCTATTAATTCTCTACTCTTGACAGATATCATAGTTGGACCTAAATAACCATAGATTGTGTATATATCAACATCATCTGTAGGTAATGTACCAGTGAGACCAATTCTATATTCAGCATTAGAACACTTTTTAAGAATATCCTGCAATGATTTAGCTTTTACCGTGTGTGCTTCATCAACAATAACACTTTCAAATTGTTCAAAGAACGATTTTTTCTTTTTGTAAATAGATTGCCATGTTGATATAAGAATTTGATTATCAGGGTTATATTTCTTACTTCCACTATAAAGCACACTGGCTTTATAAGGTGCATCTTCCCAACCATAATTAATAAAGTCATTAAACATTTGATTAGTTAAACTTACATTAGGTACAACCAACAATATTTTTTTATCAGTCATACCCATAATAAATCTAATTAAAGAATAAATCACCAAGGATTTACCACTACCCGTTGCTGATTCAATAACACCACGTTTTCTCTTTAATGCAGTATGTATGCATTTATGTTGATAATCTCTTGGATAATAATCAGAATTTTTAAAAATTGCATCATAAAATTCATTCATATCTTTTTTTGACAAATCATTATACATTTCAGAGGTATCAAAATTAAATAATACTTTATACCCAAACATAAATAAGAATTCTTTTAGTTTGTAAAGTAATCCTATTGGAAGTAAATTTCCTCCATTCATATCAAAAAATGATATTTTACCATCCCATAACTTAGCTTTAAATTTAGGATTAAAGTAAAAATTTTTTACATAACACTGGAAAAAAGAATGTAATTCCATAGCTTGTTCAAAATTACATATTATTTGAAAATATGTATTATCAAATTTTTCAACAATAATTAAATCTTTTATCATTAACAACTACCTTCTTTTAATTTTTTATATTCAACATAACTACTGTATATGTATGATAGATTTTTAAACATTGCAATATGTTCTTTATAAAAATCAACTCTAATTTTATGTTCATTACATAATTTATTTATATTCACATAATTATCATGACCTAAAACAAAAGTTTCAAGGTCTGATTTAGTTTCGATTAATAAATTATTTTTTGGTTGTTTGTAATGAATAACCAATCGTTTGTAAACTTTATTTTTTTGACCTTCTAAATTATGTAAAATTCTTTGTTCTTTGATAAGTAAACTTGAATATCGAGAGGCAAGCATCGGTGCTTTCAATACTTTTTTATGAATATTATCTTCAGTTAATTTTATTTCTTCAAGAATTTGATTTCTAATTAATAAAAATTTTTTTCTATCTTCTTCTCTTTCATATTCTTTATCAACAGTTATTGCACTTGTTTCATTCATAATAACCTCTTCAATTATCGATTAAAAATAATTAACTTATCATTTGTATTTATATATTTTTTTAAAACACTGAAATGGGCGAAGCCCGTAATACGATATAGTCCTACACTTTAGTGTAGGGCTATTGAGTATTACGATTTTATATCCCCTTAAAATTTTTATAGTACCGTAAAAAACTTAAGGAAGGAACAGTACTATTTAGTACTTATTATTATTT